AATTTTTTGAACTCTAGGATCAAATGAACTAATACCTTTTGCATTTAATGCAGCTAAGTTAGCTGCTCTTTTTGCTTTTTCAGTATATGTAGTTGCTATATTTATTGGATTGTCAAATTTATCTACACCTACTGTAACTGTTGGTGTAGGCAAATCTTTATATTGATCCATTCTAGCGCGATCAATGTTGTCCATACCTAAATTTGTTACTGCACTTCTTACTGCAGCTACATTTGCTCTCTGGCTACCTAAATCACCTGTGTCTGTTGCATTACTATTAGCACCTGCGCCTTGACCATCATTAGATTCATTTGGTCCAGCATAACCAGGTCTTTTTCTAGTAGAACTTTTTTTAACTCTTTGACCTGCTTTATATTTTAATCTTTTATCTATCATTATCTTCTTCCTCCTGCGTGGACATCTAATCTAAATGTACCCATCTTCCAGTTACTTCCTACCGCTGTATTAGATATAGTCAAAGCTATTTGTCGAGCTCTCGCTCGAGTATCAATAAAATCAGTGGTACTTGTTGAAGTAAAGGATTGACTGGTTGCTACATTATTTGGGTAGTCTCTTAAATCTAATTTTAAAATAACATCTTCACTTTGAGAAATAAAGTCAGGTATGATTCTACTAATTCTCATTATCTGTTGACCGTCTCCTCTAAAAGTAATGCCTTCTCTTTGATCTTGTGTAATGTCATAGTCTCCTGACGTAATGTTAGAAGGAATTGCTGTAGTATTACCAGAAATTATTTGATCAAATCCTGTTTCATGTTCAAAGTAAACTGTACTACCTTCTGTGTTTCCTATAACATCAAATGAAGCATCATTCGCTGCATCATATTGAGTAGCGTGAGGCAAACCAAAAACAGATGAATCTTCCCATGTTGTTCTAGGGAATAAAGAACTGGCATTAGTAGTCCAAATTGGACGTTGCTGTGTTGAATCTAAATAATTATATACTACACATCTATTAATTACATTAGAAGTTAGTGTTGGATAAAACCAAATGATCTCACCAAACAAGTTATTAATACCTGCAAAAACTAATTGATTAGAAGTAGTATTAATATCATCAAAGACATAATCTTCTACTAAACATCTCATTGATTGTAATTGACCTGTGTATCTAAAGAAACCATTCTCTGACATCCAATACGCAGCACCATCTACTTCAACTGCTGCATTCATTCCAAGTAATCCACAGTTGGTTCCTACTTGCTCAAAAGCAAATGTAAATGGAGTTCCAACAAATCTCATTGTAAACATAGCTGTATCAGTCCATAGATAAATAGCATTTCTTCCAAGCTTAGCGCCCATGATCCGTGATCCGTCAGCCAGTCTTTGTGAACCAGCACTATTGATAGCTGTTGGAATGTAGCTGTTTATATTTTCTTGGTCTGAGAATCTTATAAACATATCGTCTTGCGTAGACTTATCTCCAATAGTTTTTTCTGTTCCAAAAAATACTAAGTGTCTATCAGGAGTTGACACTAACATGTCTCTTGATGCTGTTGGTGCTCCTGTAATAATTGTAGCTCTAGTTGTAGTAGCGTTTGTTATATTTGAATCCCATTGAAAAGCTTCACCATTATGAATTAAAGCTACAAGTGTACCGCCTAAATTGTCCAGTGACCATAGTCCCGGATCAGTTACTGAATCTGTGTTAGCTGCGGGCGAACCCCAACCTGTAAAAGTTGAACTGTTTGTAACTGCCACACCATTATTATGAGAAGCAATTGTTGTACCTCTAGATCCTCTTCCAATTCCTGTAAGCTTAACACCCGTAATACCAGTATATGAAATTTCTTCTGTTCCTATTTGAATAAAATTTGTACCACTAGTAGGTAAACCAGTCACACTATTTAATTGAACTTCTGTAGCTGATACGTTTCCATTATTATTTGCTGCCAATGCTCCATCTAATGTAAAAGTTAAAGGGCCAGAAGTAATACCACCAAATTGAGATATACCCCAACCATATGCCCCTAGTTGTTCTGCTGGACCAACACGATAGTATTGAAAATATTTAACATTACCTTGACCAGTCATTCCGGATAACGTTTCATTAGTAGCCATGGTAATTGTAATAGTGTTACCGTTTGTTGACGTAACCATATATTTTTTACCATCAAAATCTGCTGCTGTATAACTAGTAGCTCCACCTGGAGCAAAAGCTTCAAACAAAATAATGTCACCTGCTTCTACTGTATTTGATCCTAATGCTATTGTAACAATGTTTGATCCTTGAGTCGTGGTAAAAGCACCAGTAAGTTGTGTACCTGCTGGATTTACTAAAGGGTGAATATCATAAAAGATACCTCCTGTATAAGCGTATAAAATCCTGTTAGTTCCTATGATTGAATAGTTAATAGAAGCATTACTAACCATATGATGTTGTGCTCTTGCTGCACCAGTTAGTTTTTCAATTCCTAATTGAGTCCAACCCCCTAATTTTTCTGGAGTGCCATATCTAAAACGTACATTCTCACCATCGATCCATTCACTTTCTGCACCGGTAGAGGTAACTTGTTTATTGAATCCTGGGGCAAAGCCTATTTTTTGTAGCATATAAAAACCTGTTTATTAGGTGTTATATCAAATTGTAAGTGATTTCAACAGATTTAAAGTAAGGGGAATCAGTGGTGGATCATCCCCTCACAAGCTTAAATTGTATATTATTTTTTAGGTACTGTAAAGCCTTTAAAATATGAAGGTAAACCTAACATAGGTCTCTTATCATATAGATTAGCTTTAGCATCTTTACCTTTTAAATTATTGTAATGTAAAAATACTTGTGCACAATCTTTACCTTCAAAAGGTTCTCGCCAATGTTCAACATCACAACCAGAATAAATTAACATGTCACCTGGTTCTAGTTCTATTTTAATTCCAGCTTGTCCTTTTCTTCCAGTTGGATCTAAATAGATTGGCCATGGCTCACCACCTAGGTTTAACGTAGTAGATACTTCACATGAATATCTATCTTTGTGTCTAGCTAAAATATCTCCTTTTTTATAAATTCTTGCGTAGGAATAAGTAGGACATAACTTTAGTCCCGTTTCTTTATCCATTTTTTTATTTAACATACCCAGTAAGGTTTCCATTGCCATATCACTATAGTGTGAATAAGTATTAGGAACTTGTTCATCATTCCATACACCGTACTCTGTATTAAAAGGTGATAGATATTTTTGATCAAATAAAAATTTTGCTGATGTTCTTTTGTTTAAAAAGTAAGCGTAGATAAACTCAGCTATATCAGGAGATATAGCTCCTCTTAATATTTTATATTTATTTTTCTTGAACGACATTTAATACTCCTTTGGGTATGGCTTGACAGTTAAAATGAATAAATCTAAAAGGCTCAACACCCATATCAACAACGTATTGATGTGGCATGTATGAGGGAAAAAATATTATTCGACCTGGTTGTACTTGATAGTTAATTGCTGAACTTGCATATGTTACTTTTGATTTATCTAATTCAGGTAAAAGATTCATAACATTACCTGCTCTTGGATCTTCAAACAAAGGTAAAGATGTTTTGTCACTAGCTTTTAAAAAATAAAAACCTGACATATGTCCATTCCAATGTGTATGTAATGTGTGGTGTCCACCACCATTTTTGGCAAATTCTTGTACCCACATTTCTGTAGTAAATAATTGATGATTACTCATATCAAAACCCATTTCTAAAAGTAAGTTATGTGAGGTTGCACCTATATAATCTGTTAATACTTTAAATTTAGGATCACCTATTAAAGTTGTTGAATGATAAACACTTCCTAAATCACCTTTAGTTTTATTTGTTTTGTTACGTTTATCTATATCTGGTTGTAAATTTTTTCTAGCTTCATCTATATATTTATCTGAAGCTTTATCTATTTCACTAACAAATTCTGGAGCATCCGCAAACCATATAGGACATTTAAAATAATCTTCTCTATTTAACTGTTTAGGGTAACTAGGTTTTTTAATTCTTTTCTTTTTCTTTTTCATATCTTTCCTATTTAAATGGCCATCCGAGGTTCCAAATTACTAGACTATGTCTAATACCACGTTTAACCGATTTAACTCTATGCCACACATCAGAAGGAAATACAACTAAAGAACCTTTAGATCTTATTTCTTTTAATACATGGGTGTTGGTTTTTTTATCTGGATCTTGGTTTCTCATATCAAACTCTAGTTCACCACCACTATAATCTTTGTCATCAGATAAAGATAAGGTTACAGATAATTTTCTAGTTTTACCATGACTCGGTGTGTTGGGAGAATCATAAGGTTTGTCCCAACTATCACAATGCCAATCATAGTACTGGCCTTTTTTATATTTTGTAAATTGACAAGACTCAGAAAAATCCCATTGAAAATTCCAATTAGCATCTTTGTTAGCTTGATGAATATAAGGATGGATTGCATTATAAATCCAACGTTCGTTTAACCAAACAATATCTGAATCTCTTTTCTTTTTTAAATCTTGTACTTCTTTTTTATTTAATTTTCTATTACCTAGTCCACCTGTGACTGCCATTTCATCTTGAATAGATTTTGCATAACGAACAATGTCATCACATACATGATGAGGTATGGCATCTTTAAACCAATAGTAATAATTTTGTAATTGCATATGTCTTTATAAAAACAATATAAAAGAATATTACGTGGTTGTCAATTATTGAAATTTATATCTTATTATAACAATTCCAGGACCACCATTAGAACTTACTATAGCATAACCATCATTATTAGACCCACCACCTCCACCACCTGTGTTTGCTGCTCCTGGTGTTCCAGTTGAACTTGGAGTACATGTTACAGTTGAAATACCCCCTCCACCACCTATACCACCAGCCGCATTAGCAACAGGTGCGGGTGTAGGTTGACTTCCTGCTCCACCTCCTCCACCACCAAAATAATAATATGAACCACAACTTTCACCTTTAGTACCAAAAGCATTAGGGAATCCACCACCAGCACCACCAGCTGCTACACGATTTGTAGCTCCGCCAGGTCCTTGTGCAGCTGTACCTGCAGTCATAAATCCACCACCAGCAGCACCAGAACCATCTGGAGGAGTTCCTGGTCTATTACCACCAGCACTACCTTGAGCTGGGCTTGTTGGAGGAGTATTACCTGCTCCACCTGTTTTATTTAAACCACCACCTGAAGCACCACCACCAGAACCCCCTGAGTTACCACAACCACCACCACCACCGTGATATGCACCGGATCCACCACCACCAGCTGTTAAACCTAAACCACTTGAATCTTGACCTCTTCTTGTACCAGGGTTACCTACCGGACCTGTTTGTCCAGTATCACCGCCGCCTACTACAATTGAATATGCTTGAGCTGTTAATGTTACTGCAGCAACACACGCTGTTCTTGGAGCACTTGGTCCTGAGTTTGTATAAGTTGTTGCAGAAGCTCTAACACCCCCTGCACCTCCACCTCCTGGAGAATTACCATTACCATTTGCACCTGATCCACCTCCAGCTACAATTAAATAATCGGCTTTACTAAATACATCGGGTTGGTTTACTGCTGCTTGTGTAACAGTAAATGTTCCAGAAGATGTAAATGTATGTACTTTAAAATTTGTGTCAACAATTGAAGTTGTTCCACCTGTTGCTGCAATAAATGCGGGAGCTTGTACCCATGTTCCTGCTCTAACGTTTGAATATACTGATTGCATTGACCAGACTCCTGGTGCGCTTGCTGGAATAGATACTGCAGGTTCTTTAATAATTACTAAACCTGATCCACCTGCTGATCCAGCAGTATTACTACCTCCTCCACCAGCTCCACCACCACCTGAACCTGTATTAGTTGTTCCAGTTGCACCACTTGAATTAGGTGCTCCTCCAGCTCCGCCACCACCTGATCCCCCATTACTAGCACCACCACCACCTCCAGCTCCACCACCACCGCCACCAGCTCTTGTTACTGAACTACCTGAAATTGTATTTGCTAAACCTGCTCCACCAGGTGCATTAGAATTTGCTCCACCAGCTCCACCACCGCCACCACCTTCACCACCACCGGGCCCACCAGGATTTCCTTGAGCAGGACTTGTAGGAGGAGCGTTACCTGTTCCACCTCCATTA